TACATCTGTGTACGATAGCCGTCCTTTTTGATGTTGATCGGGTTACTACCTTCAACAACAAAAGGGGCTACGCGTTGACGGTTCTTCTTAAAATCCATCAATACGTGCTTGGTCTCAAAAGTCGAGAAGCCGGGAAAGAAGGTGTCCAACAAGAATGTAGTTACGGGCATCCGTTTGTTGTACGCCGGAAACATCGTCTGAGGTTGGTAGATGCTGATATCGCCCCCAGCCACTTGGGATGCCGTTGGCCCATTAAAAAACGATCGAATTGCACTCGCTTTGATCTTCATAAGGTTTCATGCCTCCATTAAATTAATAGTCCTTGCGATAGTGAATGCCTACTTCGCGCAACTCATCCGCATGATTTTCTACTGTGTCGCCTTCGGCCACAGCCAAAATGTCATAATTAAAGATGCCTGTCTTCCACACCAACGCCACAACGTCAGCGCTTGTCGCATCGACAGGTTCAGCCAATACATACTTTGCTACTTTGCTGCCATCAGTAGCTTCTTTATCAACCAACTTCCCTTTTCCGTCAGCTTCGACCACGCCAATCAATGCACCTACATCAAGTTTTCCTTCACCGGATGCAATGGTGATCGAAGTTGTCAGCGCAGGGATTTCCGTCCCAGCAAAAATCGTTCTTGGCTGCACAGAACCAAACTCCATATCAATATTTGGCATTAGATTCTACCCCCCATCATTGGTTGACGTTGATACCATCTTTGTTCATTTGCCGCATCAAATGCGCGGAATACCTTGTTGACATCGGATAAATTTGCAAGATCATATTCTGGTTCCGTATTCTGCGGTTGCGGAGCAGCTCCCACCCCCGGGGCACCAGATGCCGCATTTGCCTGAACCGCAGCGCTGAACACGCCAGCTTGGATCATTTTGCCTTCCTGCATCGCCTTGAATGCGAGTTCCTGGGCTGTCATGCGGTTCGTGCCGTACTTGGCTTCATTAACTAATGCAGGATCGATATTTGCTGCGATGGCGTCGATTTCCTGCAGGCGTTTGCGCTCTTGTTCCGCTTGGTCAGCTCCAAACGCTTGAGGCTGATGCTCAACTGTATTTTGCGGCGCAGGAGTCGGTTGTTGATGGTGATTCTGTGGTTCCGTTTGCAGGTTGTTGTCAATTTTCATTTCTTCTTCACGTCCTTTCAACTTGATTAATTCATTTCGGATTTTATTGACAATTTGAGGCGGTAAGATTCCGGACGCAGACGCTGTCAATTTGAGCGATCCAGTGTCGTCAAACATGATTTCATCAGCAAAGCCTTTTTCAATGGCTTGCTGCGCATTTAACCATGTTTCCTTGTTCATCATCGCCAAAAGCTCGGACTCCGGCAGTCCGCTTTTCAGCGCATAGGCATTGGCGATGGACTTGTTCCAGTTTCTGAGGACGTCCGACTCGTGTGCATGATCCCGATAATCACCAGCGCTCACCGCCGACACATTGTGGATCATGATTTGAGCCGTCGGACTGATCAGCACTTTGTCGCCTGCCATTGCAATGACCGACGCGGCGCTTGCTGCGACCCCCACCACTTTGATGGTGACATTTCCCTTATAGTCATTGAGTAGGGAGTAGATTTCGGATCCGGAAAATACATCGCCACCCGGCGAGTTAATAATGACTTCGAGATCATCACCACTCGCATCATTAAGGGCAGATTCGATAACTTTCGGAGACGTTGCATCCCATTCGAGCCAGTCATAGATCCACTGGTAATCGTTAGGGATAATGTCACCCTTGATATTAATCCTCTTGGCCATTTCTGTTTTCACCTCCTTCGCCGGAAACGTAAGCCGGCTTTGATGATCCACTCGGCAGGTCCTTGGCCGCCTCATATTCACGACGCAGCACTTCAACGTTGTTGTCGTAGTCCATTCCCGTCAATTCCATCGTTTCCTTTTCGTGAGTGCTGAATTTGTTGGCGATTCGCATCGCTGCCGCCTGAACCTCCTTAACTGGATCGATTTGCCCCGGGCTCGGGCCGATCCAAAGGGCTTCGCTCCATAGCTTTCTGCGCATCGGGTCCGCAAAAAAACCGGGCGCCTGTATGCGTCCGGTTGCTACGGCTTCAAAGAGCCACGTTTCGTATATGGGCTGACAGAAATCATGCGCGAACCAATCGCGCCGATCGCGGAACGGACGCCATGCCTGCAGGAGCGCCGCCCGGCTGGCGGAATAGGAAGAATTGAATACGCCAAGTAGCATTTCGTAAGGCAGGTCAAGCGACGCACCAACAAGTTGTGCCATCGACTTCATGAACGCGTCAAACCCGGTCACAGGATGCTTCGGCTCACCAAACTTCACATCTTCGCCAGGTCCGAGTACGTTTAACGTGCCCGGCCCCATCTCATAGCTTTTAAGTCGCTCTTCTGGGGTCAAATCGAGTTGCTCATCCTCCTCGATACTCTCGCCCAGCGGGATGTCGTTCTTCACATCTTCAGTTGTAATGAACGCAGTGAAAAAGCTGTTGATGATAGCTGCCGTGATCTCGGCCTCTGTATACCGGGTCATTTGCTTTAACTGCTCAATGACCGGTGTCAGGTAAGGCACGCCGCGATACTGCTCAGCACGCTCCGGATCCATGATAAAAACAACGTTGGGCAATCCTGTGACCGAGTTATACGCATCAACTCGTTGCCATGAGATAGGGGTACGTGTCGGCAGCATGCTGTTTGGGTACCGGTTGCAGATGTGATAGGCGATAACCCGACCCATCGGGTCTGTCTCAACTCCGTTTTGAATACGGCGACCGTCTGGCAGCTCGACATAATCCATCGATAAGGTATCAAAGCCGATGGCGACTTGCGATACCTCCCCAGGCGTACTCAGTCGATCCGCTTCGACCAAATGTAATCGCAAGCGATAAGGATTAAGAATCTCCCCTCGGTCTGCATACTTGATTACAGCCAGAGAGTCGCCATTCATCAGCCATCCCTGCAGCGCGATCCGCTGTGCGTCATAAAAATCATTGAGCCCTGTGTTGTCGATCTTGCTCAACGCCCATAACTGAAACTCCGCTTCGGTCTTAGCTTCCCACTCTTTCGCCTGCTCTGGTGTAAGACCAAGTGCGCGGTGATTAAGCTGTGACTTCAAAGCCAAGCCCGATCCGAGCACGTTGGACTTGTTTTTGTTGATCGCTGATGTCGCGAGTCCGCCGGACATGTACAGGTCCCTGCTGCGCTCCCGCAGTTTTGCAAGGTTATTCCCGATGTCCTCCTGCGGGCTGCGGCTGTCGGATATCCAACCGCGCATGGATTTCTTGGCTGTACTGGCGCCGCTGTGTGAGTAGCCTGAATTCGTAAATCTTCTGGACACCTCCATCGTAAGCCGGGCCCTCGCTCGTTTCACTGCCCATTGAGGAGCTAGAACTTCAATGGCACGATCAATGTAATTACCAATCATCACAAATCAGATCACCTCCTTCATAAGTCGCGCGGAATCACGCGAAAAGTCGCTCGACGACCGGCGCCGGAGAGCATATTTTCGAGCTCAGCCTTCTTGTTTTCAAGCACACCAATCTCGTCACGCACAGTTGCGAGAGTTGCTCGCGTAATGTTCCGGCTGCCGATCTGGTAGGACTGTGCTCCTGCCAATATCGCAGTTTCCGCCTCATAGTAGAGCTGCAATCTTCGATTGACCTCCTCGAGTCGAGCTCGGATCTTAGCCTTATTCATGAATCATCACCTACCAGATATTTGATCGTTTGACATACTTTCTGATTGTTTTCCTTGGTTGTTTGGGGGCTTCTGCCGGAATCGACGACTTTTCGTCCAAGGTATCCAGTTTCGGATTCAAAATCTCAAGCGCGGCCAGGTTGTACACGCGCAGGTCAAATGGTTCATTCCGCTTGCGTATCTGTACCCATACGTAATAATCGCGGCCTTTCTTCTTTCGGAGTTCTTTCTTTTCCGCGGTTAGTCCGAGGAAATAGCTTTCGTTGTAACCGCGGCCATCGGGAAAATGGCAGTACCCTACTTGCCCGGGCTTAGACTTGAGATAATCAAAAACTTGGTTCTTTCCCTCATCAACGCCCAAAATAAAAAGGACCGCATGCTCGCGCTGCGTCCTTCTGTGTCCATTTAGCAAGGGAATGTATTCCCCGTTTTCGGTACCCTGACCCTTGATAGCAAAAATTCTCCGGGCCTCTCGCTGTCTGCAAAAACGATAAACTTTTGTTGTGAAGTGACCACCAGAATCGATGCAAGTAATTGCTATGGGGAAGTTACGACCTTCCTGATTCGTCCAGGTACGAGACAAATATTCGTCCAACTCATTCCAGATCCGATCTCCCTTCAAGTCTCCATAAATGACATGCTTCTCAATCCCCCATGATTCCTTTCGTATGCCCCAACCCATGACTTCGATCTCAAAACGATCGTCCTGGACGTCGACGGCAGCCGTCAGAATCTTTACTCCATCCGGCACTTCTGCCCCATAATCCTCGCAGCGACTCATCAGAGATTGGGCTTCTAGCTTTTCCCCTTCTTCTTCCCAAGTCTCACCGATTACGGTATTGGTCCAGGTTTTGAGTTTTTCTTTTCCATCGCGATTTGCTTCGAGGAATTTTCTAACAATCTCCGGCCAGGAAGACCACGGCGAGACGAACTGGTTCAAGTGAAACCCTCTGCGCCGGCTATGCGGCTTACGAGCGATCCACTTCCCGCCACCACGCTTCCAATCCCGTTCGCCACTAGAAAACCCGCAATATTCGCATCTATGATTAACCTCTGTAACCACAAACTCATTGCCGCCCATATGGTATTGGAACTTGATGTTTTCAAACGTTATCTGTTGATATTCCCCACAACCAGGACATCGTAAAGCATATACTTCCATCGTGCTGTCATTATACAATTCCTCAATCCGAGATGATCCCTTTATTGTTGGCGTGGAGCAGTAGACGATCTTTCGGTTCCAGAATGTCGTTGTACGCTTTTCAGCGAGGGATACCGGGTCGCCCTCTTTACCGGCTGACGCAGGGTAGCGGTCGATCTCGTCCATCAACAAGACCCGGATCGGGTTGGATGCCAGATCATCCGGCGAGTTAGCCCCGACAATCCGGATATATCCTCCCGGATATTCTTTTAGCTTGATCGTGTTGCCGCTGGCTCGCCCCTTCGCCTTCGTCACGATTTTTCTCAAAGTCGGGGAGGCATCGATCATTTCCTGCACGCGGTTTTTGGAGAAATCTTCTGCAGTATCAATGTCCGGCTGCACATACATGATTGACGTCGGATCATAATCCATATGATAACCGGCAATGTTCAGAAGAAACTCGGTTTTCGACACCTGCGATGAGGCCATTATGACGATTTCCTCTACATTCGGATCGCTCGCACAGTCCATTATCTCGCGCATGTACGGGACCCGATCAGTTCTCCAAAGTCCGGGTTCAGAGCTTGTTTTCGTGGTAAGTACGCGATTTTTATCTGCCCATTCAGATACAGTCAATGGCGGTCGCGGCATCCAATTTTTAAACAGCGACTTTACATATTCCACAGCCCGATCGGATATCATTCGATCTAACTCCCTTGTCCTCCCGGATCGTGATTCGCCATTGAGATTAAAATCGCGTCAACTTCCTCTCGCAAAATCCGTTCGATTTCTTTCCTACTTTCTCCCTCTAACATCGGAGAGGTTCGGACAGGCAAAGCTTGCAGTTTCGCCTTTATCGTTAGGATCATGTTGGTAAACATCATATCTATTTCATCGGCTCGATATAGTTCCCCGCGCATTTTTTCGAGTTCCAGCTGTGCTTTCT